CTGGTTCAACAAGTGACGACTACAGAAATCGTGCTTTATATACAGCAGCACAAAGAATTGATCGTGAAAGATTTTTAGGTGCTAGAGCCACAGACACACAAGCAATGCAATGGCCTAGAACTGGAGTAAGAAAACCTGATACTTATATCAATACTTATGCAACTGGTTTTCCTTTCCGTATTACAACAGATTATTTTACAGACACAGAAATACCTGACCAATTAAAGAAAGCACAGGCCGTATTAGCTGCTTATTTGAATAACAATAAAGACGGTCTTGGACTTAGTGGGTTAGAAGATTATAAAAACATCAAGGTTGGATCTTTGGATGCAACTCCTAATTCTTACGGTGCTGTTGGTGCTGATCGTGTACCACCAATGTTTGAAAGATACTTCACAGGCATTAGAATTAGTGGACCTGGCAACATCGCTGTAAAACGAAGCTAATGGGAATGTCTTATCCTGCTGCACTCATCATCACAGATACAAACGCCCATACAGGGAGGTTTGGAAAAATTACTTGCTTAACAGATTCGACTGTTACTTTGGTTTCTCCAAATGTCACCAAGAATGGTTCTTCAACTGTTTCTGGAATTGATCTAAAAGCAAGCACAGAAATTGAAGGAGTTTTCACCAGCATTACTCAAACAAGTGCAGGATCAGTTATTGCTTATAGGATCTAATGCCAGTAAAACCTAAAGGCTTTAGAAAAGCAGCAAGCAAAGTCCTTAAGGCTGTAGGTGGTAATGTTACGATTCGTAAAGTTACAGGAAGTGCTTATAACACCACTACAGGTGCAATGGGAGAGACAACCGCAGACACAACTGTTAAAGGTTTTGTTGAAGGTGTTTCTAAAAGAGAAGTAGGAGAATTAATAAAAGCAACTGATAAACGGTTAACAATTGCTGCATCTGATTTAAGTTACACTCCAACGGTTGCAGATCGAGTTGTAATTAGTTCTACAGTGCATCAAATTATTAGGATTGAGACAACAGAACAAGGTAATACTGCTATTAGTTATGAATTAATTCTGAGGTCGTAATGACAAAAAAAATTAGACTCGATGAAATAGGAGACTTTGCTGAAGAAGCTTTTAATACAATGCTTGAAGCGGTTATTTTAGTTGCCGATGAAAAAATTAAAGTAGGAACACCAGTTGATTCAGGTCGATTAAGAGCTAATTGGCAAGTTGCAGAAACATCTGAATCTGGTACATCTAGTTTGCTACCTGGTAAATATCCTTCAACACCACCTATTAAAAAAGTTAATTACATAAAAGAAAAAATAGGAAAAAATTATTTTATTTTAAATAACCTTCCTTATGCTGAACCAAATGTTTTAGGAACTAACCTTCCCAAGTCATGGGGTGGTCAATTTAGAAGTAAAAATAACCAAGTACAAAAAGGTTGGTTTCAGCAAACAGCAAAAGAAGTTGCTGATTTTGCTAAGTCTTTCAAATTCAGAGGTTAAATGAGCAGCACTTTCAACGATGTCAGAGCAGCCATCGAAGGCCGTATTGCAACAGAGATGGCATTAAGTCCTGCGTATCCTGTTAGCTACCAAAACGCACCTTTTACCCCACCTAACAACACACCTTGGATTGCTGTTTATCTTTTGTTTGGGTCTAATAATTATGCAACTTTAGAAGCACCTGCTACTGGCAAATCATTTAATAGACAAACAGGAACTTTAACTATTGATGTTTTTACACCTGCTGGAGTAGGTGCTGGAGCTAATTACACCATTGCAGAACGTATAAAAGATAAGTTTGACAGAGCCAAATTTAGTAGTATTATCTTTGACCCTTCTCAAGGTCCAGCTACAATAAGACCAGCCGAGCAAGAAGCGTTTTTTCAAACGCAATTTTCGGCTACATTTGATGCATACTTAGACTAATTTAATCCAATGGCTGTCACTGTTTTATCAGGTACGTCTGGAGCCTTGTACTACAAACCTGCTGGTACAACAGGGACATTCTCTCCTTCAGACGTAACCATAGGAACTGAAACTATGGTTGTTCAATCCTACTTAAACCTCAAGATAGGAGATCCAGTTAAATTTCAAGTAGTTGATTCTTCTTCTGGAGGATCAGGGACAGGAACTTTACCTGCTGGATTAACTGCTGGAACAACTTATTACGTTAGTGCTTACACCGCAAGTACTGGGGCTTTGAAAGTTTCTGCTACTAATGGTGGTTCTGATGTAAACCTAACTGATGTTGGGACAGCAGCAGCTCCTAATGAGTTCGAGGTTTATTACAACGATTATGCTGCTATTGGGCAAGTTCAATCTTGGTCTTTTGAAGTATCAAGAGCTGAGATTGACGTAACAACTATTGGTCAAACCGTAGGGCAGACAGCACCATTTAAAGCTTATATTCCTGGTTTTGCTGACGGTTCTGGCACAGCAAGTGTCTACGTTACAGATGAAGATGCTGCATTATCAAACCGTATGGTTGAAGACGTTTTACAACGTCAGCAAGTTGGAGCTGCATTTAGGCTTTACACAGATAAGCAATCAACTGAAGCATTAAGCAGAAGTATTTCAATGGATGCTGCTTTGCTTACAGCTAGTTTCAACATCAACCCAGATGATGCACAAATGGTTGAAATTTCATTCAGACCAACAGGAGCACCTGTTTTTGATTTAAGTTCATCTTCATAGTCGGTTTATACCCCTTGGTCTAGTTGCCGAGGGGTTTTTTTATGCGTACAGTTATAAAGCAAACAGAACTACCTTTTATGGCAACAGCCAAATCAAGATCTTTTAGTCCGTTAGAAAAACTAAAAAAGGCTGCAAATTTAATTCCATCTAGAAAAGAAGTAACGCTTTCAAATGGAGATGTCTTTGAATTTTGGACAACGCCTTTAACAATGGCCGAAAGAGAGCAAGCCCAAAAAGGAACGAAAGATGATGTAAATGCTTTTGCTTTGCGTTTGTTTGTTCAAAAGGCTCAAGATGAAAATGGACAAAGATTATTTTCAGCAGGTCAGATTGCAGAATTAAAACATGATGTTAGAGATACTGATTTACAAGCTTTAATGCTTGCAGTTATTGAAGAAGATAAGGAGCCTATTGACCCAAAAGGATAAAAGAGTCATTAAAAAAAGATGACTGGTTAATGCTTAATATGAGTGTGGCTCGTGAATTAGGATATACGCTGTCTGAATTAAACAAATGTATTTCATTTGAGGAGTTGATTTTATGGTCTATATATTTCGATATTTACAATGATGAACAGGCTGCTTCAATTAAAAAGTCAAGGTATCGTTAGAATAAAGAAAAAATAGAAACAACAAAGTGGCTCTTGCTTCAGTAAAACTTGAATTTATAACAGGGCCAGCCGTACAAGCTGCTCAGAAGTTGCAAAGAAAGACGCAAGATTTGTCGAAGGCCATGAGTAAGTTTCAAAGATTATCTAATAGAGCGTGGGAAAAGTTTGCAGAAAAAGCAAAGAAAACAGCAAACGTTGTTCAAAAAAATGTAGGCAAAATGAAGAAAGCCCTTTTTTCATTAAAAGGAGCTTTAGTTAGTTTAGGCGTTGGAATATTTATCAAAGAAATATTTGGGGCAGCAGCGTCTTTAGAAAGGATGACTTTAAAGCTGAAAACATTAACAGGTTCGGCAGCAGCAGCTAATAAGATAATGAGTGATTTAAAAGAATTAAATAAAACAGCTCCTTTTGAATTACCAGATCTTGTTAATGCTTCAACAAGGCTTTCAGCTTATGGAGTTGCTACAGAAGACTTGGTTGATATAACAGAACGGCTTGGAAAAATTTCTGCTGGTACTGGATCGGATATAGGTGGAATCAGCTTGGCTTACGGTCAAGCATTAGCAAAAGGCAAGTTAATGGGAGAAGAGATGAGGCAATTCATGGAAAGAGGTGTACCAGTTAGAGAAGAATTAGAAAAAATGTTAGGAATAACAGGGGAAGGGTTTGATGATGCAATGAGGAAAGGACAGATCAGTTCTGAATTATTAACAGAAGCTATAAAAAATCTTACTGGTGAACAAGGAAAATTTAAGGACGCTTTTGCTAATACAGCAGATTCTTTAGATACAAAATTAAGTAATATGAAAGATGCTTTTTTTAATGCAGCAGCAGCTTTAGGAAAAGCATTTGAACCTGTTTTTAAATGGTTCCTTGATACTTTGACAACTATTTTAAATTTTGCTGAAAAAGTATTTAGCAGGATTTCAAGAGGTCGGGAAGGATTTGCTGCTGATGCACAAGCAAGATTTAGTGCTATTGATTCGACACAAGAAAAATTTGGTCAGTCAGGTGTTGGAACATTTAATAGTAAAGAAGCAAAAGAATTTTTCAAATCAGAACTAGAAAGATTTACAGCTATGAATTATCAAGCAGCAGGAATAACAGCTACAGCTCCATCAGTTGCAGGAGCACCTGACGCAACAGGAACAGGAACAGGAACAACAGGTTATTCTCAAGATCAAATTAATAAATATAAAGGAATGATGGGAGGAGGAGATGGTGTAGATATGAATAAATTAACAAGTGAACTTGAAAAAAGAGTTAAACATATTACAGAGCAAAAAGAACTGTATGAATCAATGATGACAACATTGGAAAGAAAGAATGAATTATTAACTGCTGCTGATGAATTTGAACAATCTAAACTTATTGCAGGACATGAATATGAAGACATATTAAAAGATATTTTAAAGATAGAAGATAAAGACAAGCAAGCAGCCGCAATTAAAGAAGCAATGCAAGTCAAAACAAATGAACTTAAGAGGATTGAAGGTCAAATAACAGAAGCTAATGCAAAAAAAGCAAAAGACGCAGCAAAAGAAGAATTAGAACAAAGGAAAAAAATTGCAGACATGCTTGCTAATGAGACAACAAACGCAATTATGGGATTAATAGATGGCACTAAAACTTTAGGTCAAACACTTGCAGGGATAGCAAAACAACTTGCTAGCACTTTCTTAAACAAGGCACTTGGGTCTAGTGGTTTCTTTGGTGGGTTGCTTAACACCAAAGCAGAAGGAGGGTATATGGCTAATGGCATTAGACCTTTCGCTGCTGGTGGTATGGCAACGAAGCCAACTTTAGGGCTTGTAGGAGAAGCTGGAGAGGATGAGTATATAATTCCAGCCTCTAAGATGGCTCAGTCAATGCAACGGTACTCAGCAGGGGCTAGGGGTGAATCTGTTATCCCTGGTACTGGTCAATCATCCGCAGGAGGTGGAGCTGATGCACAAACAACTGTTAACTACTCTGGCCCAATATTGAACTTTAACTCTGAAGAATTTGTTCCTAAATCTGCTATCGGTCAAATTATTAATAGTGCAGCTTCTAGAGGTGCAAAAGCTGGAGAAGCTAGGACATTATCGAGCCTTCAAAATTCACGTAGTAGAAGACAAGGGATAGGTTTATGAGTTTTGTAGCATTAACTAATTTTATTACTGTTACTAAATTTGACGGTACAAATCCAAATAAAACAGGAACAGCTTTTAGCCCTTACAACAAATTTCAAAATGGTAAACACGGTCTAGTTAGTTCACATAATTATCTTTCCTTTATTTATCAAGGAGCTGCTAGAAATAGATCAGGTGACAATATGACCTCCTCTTTAATTCTTGCTAACAGCGAGATAAGTATGAATTTTGCGATTGAAGCAGTGCAAGAGAAATATCACATTAAAGTTGAAACTTGGCTTATGACAGATGCTTTTGCACAGCAAACAAAATTAACAGAGGAGCAATGGTTGGCTTCTTCTTTGTCATACGATCCAGAATCAATTGAAGTTATTCTTTCTTCTGCTATTGACGCTGTAGGTGCTTCATCTCCTGATCGTGTCCTAACTCAAGAAATTGTTGGTCATTTACCTGTTACTGGTTCATTACAAAACAGGTGAAACCACATCAATTAATTGGTCTTCCTTATCGTTTAGGTGCTGATCCTATAAAACATAAAACTGGTGATTGTTTATCTTTGGTTCGTACAGTCTTGGCAAATTATGGTTTTACTGTTCCTCAAGGACAGCGTAATTGGTATCGAAGATTAAGGAAAAAAGACTATAGTATCTTTTTTGAAGAATTAAATAGGTGGGGAGTTGAATCACCCCCTAAACTAGGAACAATTGGTCTTTGCAAATCAGAAGATGGTTATGGCATGGCTGCGTTTTACGAGGACGGATGGCTAAGTTATCAAAAGACATTAGGAGGCCAGGTGGTGATTTGGTTGCCCCTAAACGCCCTCATGGTCGAAGGCTGTTATTACCAGCAGAAGTAGAATTTTGTGAATTATTAAAATGTACTGAAGATGAATATTGGGATTTTGTAGATACAACTGCTGCTTACAACGGAACAAGACCTGAAGGATATGAATTAATTCCTGATATAAGAAATGAAGCTATTAGTGCGGTTCTTTTTACAAAAGCAGCTTTAGTTCAATTAGGAATTGCTGTTGCTGCTGCAACTGTTTCTTACTTATTAACGCCGAAACCAAAGGAACAAAAGCAAGGTGGATCAAGACGAACTGCTGACTCTGTTGGTAATAAAAGATTTGCTCCACAAGCTTCTTTTGATTCAATCCAAGAATTAGCAGTATTAGGTTCTGCTATACCTTTGATTTTTACTAACACATCAGAAAAAGCAGGTTTTGGAGGAATAAGAGTTAATAGTCAATTGCTTTGGTCGCAGTTCCTAAGCATGGGTAAATATCAACAATTAAAAGTCTTAGCGTTATTTTCTTTAGGCAAGTTAGGTTTAAAACCAGAATATGCAGGAATGGCAATAGGTGACACGCTTTTAAATACTTATAATTCTCATAAAGTAGGAGTTTATTTTAAAGATAATGGTGGAAGGTTTTCTACAAATGAAAGATATAGCGAATCTGATTTAGTAGCTTCTCATAGTGATCCGTTTATTCTTCATGTCCCTGATACACAAGGAGGAACATCTGGTGCATCTGATTTAAATCAAGCTTTTAGTGGTGCAAGGAACCCTACAACACAAGTTGCCTTTGGTGTTTTTGCTCCTGTTCCTAATGCTCAAATAGTTAAATTACCTTATGAATTAGTTGTTTCTGTTAGAGGTGCATCTAAAGAAGCAGGTTGGGATAATGCAAGAAAAAGAAAAAAGATTGAATATGCACATTGGCCTGCAAGATGTGGAGTTATAGAAGTAATAAGAAATGGATCAAGACAACCTCGAACAACTACAAATGCTATTGATGGAGCTGTAGGAGATATTGTTGTTTATCAAATAGTAGGAATTAGTCCTAGTGGGATAGCAAACGCTTTACAGAGAAAATATGATACAAACCCAAACGAAGAAGGTTATCAAGAAGATCCTTCTGTTCATAACTTTGATGCTTGGGGTTATAAGCCTCATGGAGTTGATGATATAGACAGCATGACAACATCAATTAGAGAAAATGTTGATGCTTTATTTGCTAAAGGAGAACAATATTTATTTGGAACAGCTTTAATGCAATGTATTGAAATCTCTGATCCAATTCCTTTTAGAATTGAGTTTGGGAAAAACTATAAATTTAAAATAATAGAAGCTGGAAAAATAGATATTCCTGTTTCAGGCGCAAGTTTAGGAACTCATTGCAATAATCCTGATTGGTATGATCCAGGTTCAGGACAAAATAAAACAGAAAGATATAGTTTAAGTGACACAACTCCTATTCTTTATAAACAAAAACTTAGTGGTATTGAAAATTATGGAAGAGGTCAAAATGATTTATATCATGGACATGATATTTATACATGTCAAAGAATAGCGTTTGCAACTGTTTCTAATAATAGAAATTGTGATGTTACTGAAATAGGAATTAAGTCAAAAGTATTTAAACAAATGCGTTTTTCTAATGTAAATAGTCAACCTGGGCAAAAAGCATTAGATCGTGCGTATGATGACAGAACACATATTCAATTAGGGCAAGTTGATAGATACTTACCTCGTATGTCTTTCTTTATGTTGCAAGTAAGAAAGATTGGTCAAACTACTTGGTATGACATGAAAAATGGAGTTACAACTAGCCATACAGGATTGTTTGCTATTAGAGGTAATTCGCCTGAATTTCAATACAATTCAATTGCTATTCAACAACAAAACGGACAATTTGAATATAGATTTAAACCTTATCCTGGTAATTATTTTACTAGAGGTAATAACTTTGGGAAACAAGTAAACGTCTTAATGCCTTCTACTGATGATCAGCATAGAACTTTACAACATTATTCTTCTATCATTTCAGGCGTTGGGTCGTTTAATGTTTTATTCTCAGGAAGTGAAGCACAAACTATAAATGAAGACGATGTTTATATTAGTAATACTGAATGGAATATAGAGGCTTCAACAAGAATAAAAGATGGATTAGTTAGTGCTGTAAGTTTACCAAATACTTTTGCAACAGAATGGAAAAGTGATCCTAATTTTGATGGAAGAGCTTCTACTTTAGATTGGGTTTCACAAGGAATAATTAACAACGCTAATTATAGAATTGTCTATTGGGATCCAACAACAACTATTTATATGCCAGATGGTAATTATAAATGGGAACTTTATCCTATTAATGGTGGAATAGATGCAAGACAAACACCTGGAGGCGACCCTGGCCCTGGGGTAGGGAATTGGCAGAAAGTATTTTTTATACATAACAATATTGCATATAAACCTGCTCAAAATGCTCAAGGTGGGCATCCTGATAATTTATATTATAAATTTTATGTTGAACAATACAATAAACAATTAATAGCCCCAACTCCTTTCTTTAGTGGGGTCGTAGATATTATTCACGATGGTTATGTAGGAAGAGGTCAAGCTGGCACGTTAAAAGTAAACTTAACTGTTTATAAAGATGGTGACAAATACCATGTTTTATGGAGCATAGATCCAAATAACAGAGGTGTTGGATACGATCAAGCCCATTCAATAGAAGGGTTATATATTCCAAAATACAGCAATGGGACTTCAGGAACTCAAATCTTGCCTGATAAAATTCAAGTTGTTTTAACAGTTGGTTCTGTTGAGCTTGATGTTCCTGGCAAAGATTTAAATCGTTTTGATGTTATAAAAGATTGGAATATTTATGAAGGTGACGTAAACAGTAACAAAAACGAACCAGAGCATCAAATCTGTTATGTAAATGAGATTGTTAATGCAGAACCTAACGGAGAAGCAAAATATACAGATTTAGCTTATGCAGGTTTAGTTATTAATAGCTCAAAAGAATGGACAAACTTTAGTCAATTTTCTGCTTACTTTAAACAAGGTATAGAAATAGAAAGACTGATTACATCTGGAACTGGTGCGTCTAATTTGTTCCCTGAAATTGCTTATGCGTTGTTAACAAGCTCAAACATAGGCGCAGGTAAATTAGTTGGAACTGTTTCCGTTGATAAAGATTCGATGGAGGATGCAGCTAGATTCTGCAAGGCTAATGACTTCTTCTGGGATGGTGTTATTTCATCAAAGTTGAATTTAAGAGATTTTATATTTGAACACGCTGGATATTGTTTACTTGATTTTACAATTATTGGAGGTAAATTCAGCCTTAAACCTTCCGTCCCTATTAACGGTAATAATGAAATTGATAAGACGCAAAAACCAGATGTAAAATGCTTATTTACTGATGGCAATATTAGTGATTTACAAGTTAGTTTTTTAAGTCCAGAAGAGAGACAATTATTTAGAGCTGCTGTTTTATTTAGGAAAGAAACAGAAAACGGATTTCCTGAAACAAAATCTGTGTTAGTTCAATCTTATTTTGGAACAGTTACAGATCCTATAGAAACCTTTGATATGTCTGGTTTTTGCACTAGCTCAAAGCAAGCAATTACCTTTGCTAAATACGCTATCAATTTAAGACGCTTATCAGATCATGGAATTAGTTTTAAAACAGCTCCTCAATATATTCAGCATCTTGGACCTGGTGATTATTTCCGTTTAGTTTCAGAAGTAACTCATACAAGTCGATTTAGAAACGGAGCAAAATTAGAAGATGGAACAATTGTTAGCAAGGATGATATGACTGGATCTGAATCTGTTTATTATTGGGAGCCAGGTACAGAAGGAATAAAACCTGTAGATAATGGAACAGTTACATTGTCTCAAGTTCCAAATGGTTCTTTGTTTACTGTTAAAAATGCAACGACAGAAAATAAAGTTTACAAATGTGAAACTATTTCTTATTCAGAAGATGGGTTAATTGAAGTGTCTGGTAGCTATGCTCCTACTGAAGCAACTACTGGAGTCCTTTCTGTCTTGCAGAATTGGGATACTCAATTTAGCGTTCAAGAGGATTAATTAATGGCAACTGCTCAACCATTTCCAAGTATTAAACCAACTTCTAGAAGTTTTTCACCTGGCACGTATCCAAGTACAGATTTTGAGTCATTAGATGGCACAAAAACACATATTCGTTATGGAAACAAAAGAGTTAATGCAACTTTGACTCTTGGCTTTTCAAATATTACTGACGGTCAAGTTGGTTTGATTTTAGATAATTATGATGATGTTATGGCTACTTATAATTTTGTAAAATTTACAGATGCTAATGGTTCGGCTGGAATAGAAGGGGCTGGTTCAGGATATTTTTTAAGGAAAGAGATACATAATGATGCTGGTACGGGAGAAACAAGATTAGGGTTAAAATGGCGTTATTCTGGGCCTCCTTCTGTAACAAGTACTTTTAAAGGTATGAGTAATGTAAGTTGTAGTTTTGTTGCTTGTCTCGATTCACCGTAGAATAAACACAACGTATTGATTTTTTAGGTCGTGGCTTTTTATAGCGGAAAGGATGGACAACTTTTTATTGACGGCGATAAAGCCGCAAAAGTTCAATCTTGGTCTTTTTCTAGTTCACAAGCTGTTCTTGAAACAACTTCTTTAGAAGACACCGATAGAACGATTGTTCAAGGAATTAGAAGTTATAGCGGTAGCGCAAGACTGTTTTACTATCAAGCTTCTGCTGGTGCTGGTGGAGATGTTACAGACTTAATTGGTAAATGTATTAAAGCTGGAAGTGGAGCTGGTGACGGAACGGCTGATGCCTCTACTGCTGCAACTTTAAAACTTAAAATTGTTGATGGTTCTGCTAATGGTCGTTTTATTACTTTCTCGACTTTAATTACTGGAATATCAATGAATAGTGCCGTTGGTGAAGTGTTAAGTGCTGATATTAGTTGGGAATCAAACGGAGCACCTACAGAAGTATCTATCTAAATCATGGGTGTCTATTTTGGACAATCGGGTGAAATAGCTCTTAAAAGAGATGCACTTCAAGCTGCTTTGCAGACGAAGTTAGATCCTTTTGATGTAAACACTTCAACAAAGAGATTTAGTGTTGACCATAGTTCAGGTTCGTTACTTACAGGAGATGAAGTAGAGATAGGAACGGTTGACGGTTCAAATCTTGAACTTGTTAGCGGTCATAATTATCCAGATGGTAAATGGTTTTTAAATGTAGATCCTGTTGGAGGTATTAGATTATTTGATTCTTTTTCAAAAGCAATAGAAGGATTAACTAGTAATGCTCTAACTCTTGTTGCTCCTAGTGCTGCAAAAGATATTACGATTAAAACTCGAAATGAAAGATATAGGCACGTTGCCAATGTTCGAGATTTTGAGATGACAACGAGTAGGGAGCAAGTTGATTTAACAAATCTTGGAGATGAATTTAGGAACCAATATGAAGCTGGACTAATTAGCGGTCAAGGAACAATGAATTGTATTTGGGAGCATAGTTATGACACAGGAGATAGACAAAATGAATATGGAGCTGAGTCTGAGTTTGCATTTTATTTAGCTCAATTAATTGTTAGAACTCAACAAGGTTCTGATTTTGATGGGTTGTTTTACATCTATAGAGATTCAAATAATAAAAAAAATAATGTTTACTATGAAGCAAATTGCATTATTACTAATGTTGCTGTAAGTGTTAACGCTGCCGAAGTTATAGACACAAGAATTGAATTTGTAACTAATGGAGTTATTCGTTTAAAAACTGGTGATACTGTTGGATACATCCTTCAAGAAGATAACGATAAGATTCTTCAAGAAAATGAAAGTCCCATATTGCAGGAACAGGTTTAAACTATTGCTAATGGTTTTTAGATAGTAGTCAATGGCTGATCTTCAGATAAGTGCTTTACCTGCCCTTGGTGAAGCTGGTATTCAAGCGACTGACGTGCTTGCACTTGCAGATTTAAGTGCAACTGAGACAAAAAAGGTAACTGTAAAAGATTTAATAGCTGCTGGTGCGGCTCTTATTGATTCGGGAGATATTCCTGCTGCCAAGGTTGCAACGCCTTTTGCTACTGATGCCGTAGCGACAGCAACAATTCAAAATTTAGCGGTCACAACTGCCAAGATTGCTAACGGAGCGATAACTGCAACTCAGATAACAGACGCAACGATAACTGGAGCGAAGTTAGTTAACGATACTGTTACTGCAACACAGATAGCCGCTAATGCGATAACTGCTTCTGAATTAGCTGATGATGCTGTAGATACTGCTGCTATTGCTGCAAACGCTGTAACAACTGCAAAGATTACAGATGCCAATGTTACTTATGCAAAGTTAAGTCTTAGTGACGGAGATATACCTGGGGCCAAAATTGCATCTGGAGGAATTACTGCTACTCAATTAGCAACAAACTCTGTTACTGCTACAGAACTCGCAGATAACGCTGTTGATACTGCTGCTGTTGCCAATGCTGCGATAACTGGAGCCAAAATTGCAAGCACAACCATTGCTGCTGGAAATATTGTTAATAACACGATTACAGCAACACAAATAGCAAACGGAGCTATTGGGACAACACAAATAGCAGATGGAGCTGTAACTGCTGCCAAGCTCTCAGGAACAATTGAAGCTGGAACTATTGCAGATGGTGCTGTTACGACAGTAAAACTTGCTGATGATGCTGTAACAAGTGCGAAGCTTGCAGCAAATGCTGTTGATGCAGCGGCTTTAGCAAATAATTCTGTAGATGCTGGAGCGATAGCTAGCAATGCTGTTACTGAAGCAAAAATAGCTGCAAACGCTGTTGTTAATGCCAAAATTACTGATGGAACAATTACAGCAGCAAAATTAGCAACTGGAAATATCGATAGGTCGTTAAATGTAGCTTCAGGAAATCTTGGGATAAATAACACAGTTACAGCAGCAACTAGATCTGGAATTAGTTACAACGCACAAGGATTAATTACTGGAACGGTAGCTCTTGCTGCCAGCGATTTACCTATTGCTACTACATCTGCTGTTGGTGGTGTCTCTGTTGGAACGGGTTTAAGTGTTAGTGGAGCTGGTGCATTATCTCTTACTAATAGTGTTACTGGAGCAACAGTTAGCGGTATAACTTTTAATGCACAAGGCATGATTACGGCTGCTACCGCCTTAGTAGCTACTGACCTTCCTGTTGCAACGACAAGTGCAAAAGGTGCAGTTCAAATCACATCTGGAGGAGGTTTGACTGTTGATGGCTCAGGAAATTTAACGACTTCAACGAGTGGAGTAAGTGCTGGAACTTATCAATCGGTTACTGTTAATAATAAAGGTGTAGCAACAGCAGGTGCAGCATTAACGGCTGCTTTGGTTCCCGATCTTGCTGCAAGCAAAATAACAAGTGGAAGTTTTGATGCTGCGAGAATTGCAAACGATTCTATTGATGGCACAAAACTAAGCAATACTTCTACAGCAGTCTTCCAATCTATAGCCCAAAGTGGTTATCCAACAGCCCAGTTCTCAGGCCAAATTCTGTTTGATACTGTTTCTGAAGATGCGTTTATCTGGGATGGAAACGCTTGGCAAGCCATCACCACGCTGACAAAAGGAAGTCTTGTTTTTGGTGGAACCTTTAATGCAAGTACAAGCCAGATGGTGGCTACGACTTCGGCTGGTATTGCGGCTGGTTTAGCAGTTGGTTCTAATCTTCCAAGTCCATCTTCTACAACGGATGGCGTGTATGTCGTTGTTTCAACTTCTGGAACGCCAAGTGCTCCAGCTCCAGTAATTGCTTTTGCTCCTCCTGATTACATTTTAGGAGTAACAAATAGTGCTGGTTCGTCATGGAATGAAGTCGATCTTTCACAGACAGTTGCAGGTCAAGTTGCAAGCAATATCACTTTCACACCTTACGGTCAATTAAGTTCGACAAACGTGCAAGATGCGATGCAAGAACTTGAAACAGAAAAGTTAGCAGTTGCAGGTGGTACTGTTACAGGTGAGCTTTTAATTGGTAATACTGGAAGCTTTGTATTTGAAGGATCGACTGTTGACGCATTTGAGACAAGATTAACAGTTGCTGATCCAACGACTTCGGACAAAGTAATAACTCTGCCAAATATAACGGGAACAGTAATTACAACTGGAGACACAAATACTGTCACCAAGGATATGGTTGACGGAAGTTTAATAAATACAAATTTAGCTGCTAATGCTGCTATTGCTTTTACAAAATTAGAAGATTTAACTGCTGCGAAAATCCTTGTAGGAAATGCAAGTGATAAGGCAACAGCCGTAACAGTTACAGGTGATATAGGAATAGATAACGCAGGTTTAACTTCTATTACTGCTGGTGCAATTGTTAACGCTGATATAAATGCTAGTGCTGCAATTGCTGGATCAAAGATTGTTGCTGGAACCACATCTGTTGTTGGTGTTGTTCAATTAACAGATAGTGCCGCTTCTAGTTCAACAACTACGGCTGCCACACCTGCGGCGGTGAAAGTTGCGAAAGATGCTGCTGATGCTGCTGCTACAACAGCCAATGCTGCCTTGCCTAAAGCTGGCGGCACAATGACAGGCAATCTGATTGTTGATAATGCAAAAGAAGTTCGTTTTACAGAAGCAGACTCAAACGGTGCAAATTATCTAGCTTTAAAAGCTCCTGATTCTGTAACTTCTGATATTACTTGGATTCTTCCAGCAACAGATTCAACTGGAACTCAATTCTTAAAGTCTGATGGATCAGGGAATTTAGGTTGGGCTTCTGATAACGCTACAGACCCTACAAAGCTCCCGTTGGCTGGTGGAACCATGACGGGTGACATCAATTTAGGAACAAACGATATAACTAACGGTGGAACAATTACAGGAACATTTAGTGGAAACGTTACAGGTAATGTTACAGGTAATGCAGATACAGCTACCGCACTCGCAACAGCTAGAACAATTGGAGGAGTTAGTTTTGACGGCACAGCAAACATAAATCTTGCTGGTGTTAATGCTGCTGGTAATCAAGACACTTCAGGAACAGCAGCTTTATCAACTGAAGTTACCGTTACTGCTAATAACTCAACAGATGAAACTGTTTATCCATTGTTTGTTGATGGAGCAACAGGATCTCAAGGGGCAGAAACAGATACAGGACTTACTTATAATCCTTCAACAGGAATGTTGACTAGTACTGGTTTTACTGGTGCTTTAACTGGAAATGCTTCGACGGCTACAGCTTTAGCAACGGCAAGAACAATTAACGGAACAAGCTTTGATGGATCGGCAAATATAACAGTTGCAGCAGCAGGATCAACTCTTACAGGAACGACTCTTGCTAGTGGAATAACAGGATCAAGTCTTACAAGTTTAGGTACTCTTACTTCTTTGACTATTGCAGGTAATTTATTGTTTACAGGAACTGGCATGGTTGACATGCCTGTCGGAACAACTGGAGAGAGACCTGCTGGTGCTAACACAGGAGCATTTAGATATAACTCAACACTTAATCAATTTGAAGGATACGGAAATACTGGATGGGGTGCTATTGGTGGTTCAGGTGGCGGTGCTACTGGAGGTGGTTCTGATGAAATATTTGTTGAAAACTCTCAAACAATTACGACTAACTACACAATAGGTAATGGATCCGCAAAAAATGCTAGCTCAGTTGGGGATTTAGCTATAAACTCAGGAGTAACGGTTACAATTCCTGCAAACGCTCGCTGGGTGATTCTCTAATGGCTTATGGGACAATTAAGGCTGACACCTTTATTTATGATTCGTCTGGGGATCAAACACTTAGTCTTGCAAATTTAGTTCAATCGACAGGAGCTACTTTTACTGGAAATATTGTTTTAAATGCACAGACTGATGTGCGTTTTGCAGATGCTGATTCTAGTAATTATGTAGGATTTCAAGCTCCTTCATCTGTCTCAAGTAATCTTTTATATACCTTGCCTGGAGCCGATGGTAATGCTGGAGAACAGCTTACTACGGATGGGTCTGGAACGCTTTCATGGTCTGCTGCTGTAAATGTTGCAGCGGCAAGCTTAACTGGAAATACTCTTGCAAGTGGAGTTACAGCTAGTTCTTTGACTTCAGTTGGAACTTTAGGAGCAACAACCTTCAATGGGGATGTGACCTTTACAGGGGCATCTTCAAATGGGTTATGGGATAAGTCAGCTAATGCGTTTGTTGCAAATTTAACTGGAGATGTAACTGGAGACTTAACTGGAAATGTAACTGGAAATGTAACTGGAACTGCTGCAACCGTAACTGGAGCAACCCAATCGAATATTACAGCCTTAGGAACTTTGGCTGGCCTTACATCAAGTAGTCATGTCACTCTTAATTCAGCAAGTGAACTTCGTTTAGCTGATTCAGATTCAAGTAATTATCTTGCTTTTAAAGCTCCTGGAACTGTCTCCTCTAATATTACTTATACTTACCCAGCCGCCGACGGGACTAGTGGTTATGTTTTAAGTACAGATGGTTCAGGAGCTTTAAGTTGGGTTGATAGATCAGTTGACTTATCAGCAAATCGTACTTTTACTGGAACACAAACATTTAATGGTGCTTCCAATAAATTATCTGCTGTATTTAAAAACACAGCAGAAGTTTGTGTAACAACTAGTACGGCGGCAACTGGCACAATAAATTATGACACTACAAACCAATCTGTTCGATTTAGTAAAAGTAACGCTACAGGAAATTTCGTTTTAAATTTCCGAGGTTCTAGTGGTACTACTATGAATAACATTTTACCAGCTAGTGACATGTCATTAACAGTTGCTTTTTTGGTACAACAAGGTGGTACTGCTTACTATTGCACCTCTGTTGAAATAGATGGTACTACTTCACAGGTGACTACTGAATGGCAAGGTGGCTCTGCACCTTCTTCTGGTAATGCAAACAGTATTGATGTTTATACTTTTACTATTATTAAAACAGCTAGTGCTACTTATACAGTATTAGCTGCTCAAACCCAATTCGCTTAATTCATCATGCCTAATATTGAATTTAGAGGAAGTTCAAGTGCGATGGGCTTTGGATTGTTTGCAGGTTCTTCAGGCCCAGAACCTGCTGGTTCTTACACCCATCCAATGGGTTACGCTGGTCAAGGTTATCAGCCTTTTGATCCTGATGGCGCATATACAACAGTTGGATTAGATCTTAGAGGTGCTGGAGGACAAGGAAATGGTGCTAATGGTGCTGGTGGTGGCCCTTATTCTGGTGGCACACGATTAATAAAAAACGGAGGTATACCAACGGCAAGTTTATATATTTACACGCCTACTACTGCAAGTTACGGTAAAACAAGTCAAGCCACTGATTACGCAGGAAATGGTGGCAATGGTGGATCAACAACAGGCCCAACACCCTACAGAGGTCATCCTGGCGGTGGTGCTAGTTACGCTACTTGGACAGGTGGATCAATGGTAGCGGCAGGAGGTGGTGGAACTGGTGGACTAGCAAGTAATCATCCAGGTCGAAAAAGAAATGGTTTATACGAAACAGCACCTAGTTCAGGAGATAGTAGATCTACAGGAGGAGGTCGAACTTTTGACCAGACAAATAGTGGCAGGAATGGCGGTAACGGATCTAATACACCCTCCTGTTATTACGGTGGCGGGGCTGGCGGCGGTGGGTCAAGTCAAGGTGGTTATGGTGCAGCCGCACAAAATGGTGGTACTGCTGGTGGACATCTAGGAGGAAGTGTCGGAAGTAATGGTGGTAGTTCTGGTGATTTTGATAGCTTCACTGTAAATTATGCAAATAATAATTCTGCTCAAGCTACAGTTTCATGGAGTTAATTAATTATGCCTAAATGGATTGGATATAAAAATGGTCAGTTTCGAGGTGTGTATGAAGGAGATTCTGTTACTTTTACTTTTGGTAAAGATAAAAATGGCAAACCTAGAGAATATATTGTAACTCCAGAAACTGAAGATCAAGTTTTATTTACTATTGGATGTCTACGACTAAAAGAAAGCAAGCCTAAATATCCTAATAGACCTTATTCAATTATAGGAAATGGGCCAAGATATGAATTTGTAAATGATGGAAAGGCAGAAGTAGTTGAAACTTATCATTATGAATATCATGGTTTTCAACAAGTATTAAAAGCTAAAATTGATGATTGGTTTATTCATAAAGATTATGTATTGTCTTATGGGATAAAATGGAATGGGAGAAGATTTGATATGCGTTATCGTAATATTGCACATTTATCATTATTAGCTTCTTTAATTCCGTTAGGAGAATATCCTGAAAATTTCGAATGGTTTGATGCTGATGGAAATACGTTTCTTCTTGATGCAAAAGATTGCACAGCTTTATTAAGAACGGCTGCAATATGTATTAAAAATTTGGAAATTTCGTTTTTAGAAGAATATAAGCATATTAATTCTATAATTGATATTGACGAATTAATTGCTTACCAGTTTAAACAACGAACCTAATGGCTTATTTTGACAACAGAGATCTTTTTGTTAATCAAGACATTGACAAAAGTATAACTTCTGAGGCAGATGTTTTAAATGAGAAAACTGCCGCAATGGAGGGTTTTGCCTCTTATGTAAATGAAAAAACAGTTTTAGATTTAGGTTGTGCTGATGGTCGCTTTTGTTCTTGGTTTTTAGATAAAGGAGCAAGCAAGGTTCATGGTGTTGATATTGAAAAAAATTATATAGACAATGCAAAAGTTGTTATGGCAAATTATTTTACGGATGACAAATATTCTTTTGAAGTTGGAGACATAGTAGATAGTTCTTTATCTATAAGTATGTATGATGTTGTAGCCCTTTTTAATACTTTAACTTATAAATCACCTTTCCTTCAGATTGAAAAAGCTTGTGAATTAGCCAATGATTGTGTTCTGTTTAGTTGTGCTAAAGAATTTTGTTCAGCCGATACTGGGGAAATTATTACGACTGCTCAGGTGAAAAATAAATTTAATTTCTCAGGATTTAATACAATTATTGATTTAGATGATGATTTAGTAGGCCGTTCTTATTTCATAGCGAAAAGATAGCTTTTATGCAAATAGTGTTACTTGCAGGGCTACCAAGATCAGGTTCAACATTATTATGTGGTTTATTAAATCAAAATCCAAATATCGCAGTATCAGAGGCTTCTACTCTTTTACCGTTGTTAAATAATATTCGGACTTTTTGGGCTGATTCCGTTAGAAATAAATTTAATAACAATCAACATCAATTAATTCCTATTTTAAAATCAGTTTTTAATTCTTATCATGATCAAAATATATCTATTAACATAGACAAACATAGGGAATGGTTATTTTACATTGACTTAGTAAATAAAATTGTTGATTATCCAATTAAAATATTATGCACAGTTCGCAATCCTTTAGAATGTGCAGCTTCATTTGAAAGGCTCTATAAGAAAGAACCAGAAACTTACACTCAATGGGAGGAAATTACAGAAGACAAAGGTTTTACTGTTTTAAATAGAGCAAAGTCAATGCTTACTTATGATGGATCAATTGGGAAAGCTTATATAGCAATAAAGGAAGCATCTCTTATTCAAAACAAAAGAAATCAAATGTTATTCATTGATTATCATAAATTATGTAATAATCCTCAAGAACAATTAAGTAGAATTTCTAACTTTTTAGAAATAAAAAATTTTCATAATTATGATTTTAATAATATAAAAAATGTAATAAAACAAAATGATAGCTCTTACAGAATGTATGCTGCCACTCATGAAATAGAATCAAAAGTTAGAGAAGGAAAAAGAGATTTAGAAAAATTAAATCTTTTTTCTAATCAGTTTGATTTAGATGAATTTTGGACTGAATGGACATAAATGATAGATGTTGATTTTTATACAGATATAGATTTTAAATTTAATAGTCATTGGGAAGTTACAATACAACCTTATAACAATTCTTATATTTTATTTATAGATAATATATATAAAAATCCTTTGAAATTATTTGATTATTTACAGAGAGTTCCTATTGTTTCCCATAAGCCACATAGTAAAAACAGCTTAAATGGTCAAACTTTTATTGATGGTCAACATACTTTACATCCAGATTTGTATTGTAATGATAAACATAGAAGATTATTAATGGCAAAAATATGTGATTTTTATAATTTAGATTTATCTAAAATCATACCTCAAATTCATATTAATCAATTTAGATTGTTAAAAGATTATCCAGGTCAAAAGCTTAATTGGATATGTCATACTGATTTTCAATTAAATGTTTTAATTTTTTTAAATCCACAGGAAAATATGACTGCTGGAACCAGCTTTTACAAGGCTAAACAAAAAGATTCTTTAAAACAATTAAATCATGAACATGAACAACCTTGGATTAATGATTATTTATTTGAAGAACAATTATGTATTCTATCAAAATTCAATTCTCTAGTAGCGTTCCCTGGCCAATGGCCTCATGGTCAAAAAATTATTGATAATCGTTATAAAGAAAAAACACGATTTACAGAAGTAACCTTTTTATAAAATTAAAGTCCTAAGCAAGACTTAAAAAGGTTTTTACATTTTATTCTCTGATTTATATGGACATTATTGAGTGGAGCAAAAAACTGGGGAATTACGATTCAACTGAAATAATGAATTTTATTTCCTCGTTACCTGTAGAAGCTTGGGATGAGTTTACAGATAGACAAACTAGATTTCCTTTCCATGAGCAAACAAAATGTGTTGCTGCTGTGTTTGCAGATCGTAGCGATTACCCTAGTATTAAATTAGATACGTTTAAATATACAGATGAATTATCAAAATTATGTTATCCAATAGTTGAATGTTTTACCTATTTTTATTTTAGTAACCCTACTGCTCGTCAATTTAGAGTTACTACAGCAATGATTGTAATGATGCCGCCTAATTCAAAGATAGGTTCACATTCAGATACTCATCCTTATTTTGGAGAGGCACATAGACTTCATTGGTGTTTAGATGGTGACTATGAAAAAATGGATTTTTTAATTGCAGGTAATAAAATTGCTATGGATAAAGGTGATTTGATTGAAATAAATAATAGGATGCCACATGAAGTTATTTATAAAGGTGATGTTCCTAGATACAACTTGATTATTGATTTCATGAGGCAATAAGATGCACTTATTTCCAGTTACTGTTATTGATGATTTCTTTCCAAATGTTCAAGAAGTTTTAGATTTAGCTAAAAGTCAAGAATATGAAAGATTTGGAGAAGCTAATTATCCAGGAGTAACATCAAAAGATTATATTAATAATTTTAATCCTGTCTTAACAAATTTTACTATCAATAAAATTGTAAATCTTTTTTGGGATACTACTCTACATAAATGGAAAGGAGAATATAACTTAGATTTTCAACTTATAACGCCAATGGCTCCTGTTGAATCTATTTTAAATGAAGGTCTAGTACATAGGGATGACGAAGCAGGATGGAAACTAACAGGGGTTTGCTACTTAAATTCAACTTCTTGTCTTAATACAGGAACTACTTTTTATGAGAAAAAAAATTGGAGTTCATGGAACGCAGATGTTACTTATTTAAAACAAGCTAGACATTTTTTTAAAACAGGTGAAATAGGTGAAGGGTTTGAAAAACGAGTAAAAGAAAATCGAGAATTGTTTACAGAAACAATAAAAGTTCAATCTAAGCCCAACAGAATGTTGTTGTTTCCGTCGGGAATGTTTCATAGCCAAACAAATTATGGTATCGATCCTAGATATACCCTAAGAGTTTTTATTAGGTCTTTAACTGTAAAGAGTATTTTTGAAGAAGAATCTAATTATTTTGGGAGGTATCCATTAACTAGAGATAATGTCTGATTAGCTAAAAGGCAAAATTGGCTTATAATTTTAAGGCATATACACTTTATTTATGTCTGCAATCTCTGAACTTGATGCTGTTGTTGAAGAATACAATGCAGCCGTGGCAAGACACAAAGCTGAACTTCAACCACTTGCTGTAAAGATCCAAGAGTTACAAGGTCAAATTATTAATGATGCTAGAGAAGCTGATAAGGCAACTACTGAAGATGGCGGTGAGGCTTGTCCTGCATGATGAAAATTATCACTTGGATTAACTTTGCTGCTTTTATTTTGGGAGTAGCAGGGTTAGGTGGAGCGTTTCTTTTTAGATCAAAAATCTTTGATGCTGTATTAGATGGCGTTAAAAAAGAACTTCCTGCTTTAGTTGGAGAAGCTATGCCATCAATACCAAGCGTTCCATCATCAACTGGCTCTGTGCTTCCTTTTGGGAAATGAAAAAGAATCTATTAACTGCTCAACAAAAGCTAGATCTTGAAAAAGATTTGGATCTATTGTTTCCAAAGGTTTTTAGTTATGGCGGTCGTGAAATTGTTAACGAACCCATTCCTAAAAGATGATTCAATTCAAGTCATTTAACGGCCTAACTTCTCTTGTCTTAGGCGGTGGTTTGATTGCTACGAATTTTATGAGTCTTAATCTTTTGGCTCGTAAAGATTCTGGCATCCCTGATATTGCCAAGCTTTCAAGTACTCCTTATAGCAGCCTTCAAATAAGGAGTGAAACAAAATCTGATGGTGGGGAGGAGTGGAGCTTTTCTTCACGCCAACATGACCCTAAAACGATGCTTCAGTATGAATCGACAGAATCTCCTACGTTTTCTGGCGGTGTAAAGACTAGACATACGCATAAAGAATCTGTTGCTCAGTTTGCAATTTATCCTCAAGGTTCAAACGGAAAACTTACAGATAAGCAAATTGAATGTATAGAAAAGATGGCTCAAGGTCGCAGCAATGGACAACTAATTGCGGATAGCGCAAGTGTTCAAGTTACACCTGCCATAGCGAGCGTACCGATAGTTGGCCCCGTCCTCGCAGGTATCTTCTTTGGACAAGCTAGAAAACAAGTAGGTAATGCTGCTAGTTCAATTGCAGGAGACTGGAATGATTGCTGATTATTTTATAGTTAAAAATGTTGTAACTAAAGAAGAATGTGATTATCTTATTCACAAGGGAAAACAAAAGATGTATGATTCTGAGGTTAATGCTACGGATCAAAAAAATGGTGTAGTTAATAAACAAACAAGATCATCTAAATCGAGTGTATATAAACCAAATAAAGAACATAATTCTTTTGCATTAAGACAACTATTCCGAGAAAAAATATTAAAAACATATAAAGATGTTGCTTTTGAATTTTATAAGCAACCTATTCGTTTTATAGAAGATCCCCAATTTACATTTTATACAGAAAAAGATTTTTTCTATTGGCATTTTGACTCGTTAGATCAATTTTCAGAAGTAAATAGAGATTTATCAGCCTCTTTAATTCTTTCAGATTCCCGTGATTACGATAATGGAAAACTTGGTTTTAAAATGCCTGACGGCGATATAGAAATAGAAGAAGAGCAAGGTATGATGATTGTTTTTCCTTCTTTATTTATTCATCGAGTTAGTCAAATCACAAGAGGAGAAAGAGCTTCAATTGTTATTTGGGGTGGATTATGAATACAAATGGAATTATTCATTTACTTTTCCCCACTCCTATAATGACTTTTGATGTTGAAAGGCATCAAGAATATAAAGCTAAATATGTACCGTTATTGTTAGAAGAAAAAAGAAAGAACCCTAATCAAAAAGCTAAATGGGCTATTGCTGATAATACATGGACTATGTTTCATGCAGAAAAAATCATGAATGTTATAGATGCTCAAGTAAAAAGTAAAATTAATGAATATATATCTTTTATAGCTAATGAAGAAAAAAGATTAGATCTAGATTTTTTTTCCTGGGTAAACATTCACACTTCAAGTATGCATCAAGAGCAACATGCTCATCCTGGTGCAATTGTTTGTGGTGTTTATTATCTTCAATTTGATGAGAATAAAGATTTTCCTGCTAACTTTGTAAATCCAGCAGAATATGAAATTGGAGCATGGACAATAGGTTGTGAAAAAAAAATACAGTTAAATAATCACTTTCTTAATTCACATACTTATCCAAATCAATTAAATGTAAAAGAAGGAACATTGGTATTGTTCCCGCCACATGCAGCACATTCTGTTCCTCAATCATGCGAGCATGACCAAGCCAGAATTACTTATACTTTTAATGTTTATGTAAAATAATGGAAATAGAAGAAATTGGAATCAGGGAGATACCTGACGCTTCAATTGATACAACAATAATCCGCACATCAAATCCACAAATACCTAGCAATATCGGTTTTCCAGTTATTCAAATGCCTGGCTGTGTAAGGGCTAGGACGTTAAAAAATAAGAATTTAGTTACTACAGATCCTGCTGGAAATTTCTATGTATGCGACGGAAACGTACCAACACTTGAAAGCATGGCTGTTGACTGGGACGGATTATCTGCTGTTGGACCTGTAAAAGCAGAAGAGCCAGAAATAGTTCCACCTCTTCCCAAAATTAATTCAAAAGGGAATAAGAGAAAGGAAGTGGAAAAAGAGGATAGCAAAAATGACGAGAAGGGAGATACCGATGTAGGGCAACAAGAGTTTGAAATTCCAGATGTTGATGGACAGTTTATTGCAGATATACTTCCATGCCCGTCTGTTAATCAAATGCAAAACAGCCCTATAGGAAGCATGGGCAAAGGAGGCTTAGCACTTGTAAAAGGATATAAAAGAGATGAACTTACAGGTAAATGTGAAACTGTTTGGGAAGGTCTTAGTGCGGTTGATATAGCTGGAAACTACAGTCCAGAACCGACCGTAATAATTAACACGTCAGTTATTGCAATTTCATCTGTTGTTGGTGTGACTTTAGTAGGACAGCCCCTAGCCAAATTCTTTCAGAAGCAGCTCAAAGGAAAGGTCAAAAGTTTTAGTAAAAAATTGACTAAAAAATTGCTAGCTATTCGGGGGAAGAAGCCTCTTGTGAAGAGTTTATCTCAAAGGCGAAGGGATCAGAGGGCTTCTCGACAGTAGATTCAATAACCTCAATACTATGCGTGTGATCTGGCAAGGTATTAGGTCTGTTTACCAAACGGACATCTTCACAGACAACGTAGCTAGGGCTATCTTTTGAATACATTACCCCAAGTTTTAGTTGCTCAGCACATACTTTTAAACGCCCCAAAGCATAATCTAACTTCTTAGCTTTGTACGCTTGTTCTAAATATTTAACACGGCTATTCATAGCAGCCACGCAGTTATTAGTCATGCGTCTATCTAATGGAACGGCAATCGTAGCTGTAATGCCATAGTTAAAACTTAAGTTATTTTCAGCTTGTCCAGTTCTGATTGGTTTTGTATATAAAACTCCACCAGGATTGATTAAATTACCATCATCATCTGTACTATCGTCATACACATTTTCAAGGTACGTTGGTTCAAACGGATCTTTCCAAGTATTGACTTTTGAAATGAAGGGATTAATAGTAAGAGTCGTTCCACTGCAACGGATTCCATCACCTACTTCTTGAAACATAAAGCTACCACTTTGAACCTGTATTCCTTGGTTAATAACACTGCCTTGAGATGTTGCACTTGGAGAAGCTATAGTTGTTGAGTTTGCAAATACTGGTTGACTAAATGTTATTGAGTAAAGACAGATACCGATTCCACAATAGAGTCTGTTGTTGTGGTTCGGTTTATTGTTGTTACATTTTGGAGTCCAGGTTGGGCTAGTGATTCTGTAAAACTGAAAGCGTTGCCAGCCGTTTTTATTCCCCAATCGGGTTTGTTTGCTGGTGTTACATCTACTGATGTCCATGTGAATGTAATGTTATCAATTGTTTGAGGTGTACTTAATACAGCTTTAGGTGAAATAGTATTTGTATTTAGTGGTTCGATATTATGACCAGAAACCACGTATTCATACCCACTTCGATAATCAACTGATGTTATAGTTTCAGCTACTACAGTTTTAGTTTCTTGCCGAGAGTTAAGAGTCCCCGTAGAAAATGTGGGGACCACGGGAACAGCAGAAACGCTAGTTCCTGTAAAGGATATAAGCAGCAATAACTTATATATTTTATTCACTATTTAACAGTAATTTCTGAAGAAACTTGAGCCGTTCCAGTAGTTCCAGCACCTCCCGCCACTGTAGTTGCAATTCCTGAGCTAACTACTGTTCCAGCAAGGTTGCCTGCTACGCCACCGCTTGTGACTACAGTGTTACCGAAGGCTGGCATGTCAGCTACAACTCCAGCAGAAACATCTACGCCTGAACCTATCGCAGGTATGGCATCGCCCTGAAGCCAGCTTTCTTGAAATGTGAAATTTGATCCACTTGTGTGCATCTCATAGACACCAACATCAAGTGTTGGAGCTGCTGTAGCTGATCCTGCTGTTATCTTTCCAAAATGTTCTCCAGTAGTAACTTTCATGTTGTTACCAGAGACAGCGTAAGTAGATGGAACTCTGATAGCTTGAACTGCTGCACCATCAACCTTCAGACTTGTGCTGGCTGTGTGTTTGATAGATATGTCTGCGTTAGCTGGAGCTGCTAATAGCAGTAGGAAAAGAAAATGCTTCATGTAAGCTTGCCTGTTTCAGGATCAATAGGTCTTTGAGTTATTTCGTCAACCTTGAGAACTTGCGGTTGTTTTGCTATGAACTCAATTGGTTGCTTAATGATAATAACCTTGTCTCCATTCGGTGTTTGTGGTGAAGAAGACCCTTGTTCTTCTCTTTTCTTTTTCTTATTACCACCATTAGCTCCTACGCTAATTCCCCATCCAGCTAAAATATTTCCAAGCAATCCAGCCGCAAATGTACTATCAATTCTAGGCTGGTCTGGAATATCCATTCCAAACATCCTTGTTGGAAGCTTAATGTATCCCATGCTCAGGACTAGCAAGCACCAGGTGACAATAATTGACTGAAAAATTGTAGAAGTCAGAAAAACAATTTTTTCTTGATACTCAGGCTTGTCATCATCATCTAATACTTTTTCAATTTCTTTTGGCTTGGCTTGGTTTTTAACTTTTTCCTTGGCTTCCATAGAAAAACAAGTAAACATGCCTACATTAGACACAAATGGTTAAAAAGTAATGAAATTCCT